TCCAGGCAGGAAGTAAGAAAGATGCAAACTCTGACTTTGTATGTCTTGGTGGCATATTGATAATAAGTCTTTTGATTTTGCCAGTTGCAATCTTATCAAACTTATCTGCAATTTCTTTGTGATGTCTACCTTCAATAAACTCTGGCCACATCTCTTTGACAAAGGCCATAAAGTTATTGTGTATAAGGTCTTGCTTAAATTTTTTTTCTAAAATTTTTTGAGCTTTTTCAAACTCAAGTATTTCTTCAGCGGTTTGATTTTGAGTGTGCTCTTTTCTAAAATATTTTCTAGTCTTTTTTCGAAGCTCTTCAAGGCTTTTCATAAAAATTTTTTGCAGAATTTTTTTGGTTCTGTTTTCTCCTCATTTGAAATTTACCCTATATTTAAGTCTAAATCAAACTCTATAGGTATATGTCTTGGGACCCCTATCTGTTTTGGGGTGGGTGGGCCCATCATTCTCGAGCCTGTATCAGTTTGGCCTGGGACCCCTCGGGGAGGGTGGGCCCAGAGTTCTCGAGCTATGTAGTTATTGCATAGTGTGTAGGATATATCCTACACACTAGATATGGTGTTAAGTATTAATCGCTATATTTCTTCCTCCATTTAGTCGCGTCATCTTTTAATGCAAAGTATATCTGGTTTTCATTTCTTAATGTGTGATTAACCCTGCCTAAAAATGTTTTAAGTTTAATTGTTTTAATCTTATCAAACTCAACATCATAGATATAGATTGCGCTATCAACCTTATCAGTCATTATTAACCTGCCTGCTTAAAGTTTGGAAGCGCTTGAACGTCGGTATTCCAAGACAAGCCGATCTTCTTACTTACTTGATCTAAAGCTATTGCAAGACTATCAGGCGTTCCGCTTTCCATAACAACGTCAAGTGCTTTAAGTTTAAGTTCTTTAAGTTGTTTAAGTTTAGCGCCCTCTGGTCTTTTTTCTATTTCACGTTCAGCAAGTTCAGACGCCCACTCTCGCAGCTGATCTTGACAATCAGACAACGTTAGCTTGTCAGCGTATCTTGATCCTTGATCTCTGAAATTATAGTTCAAGTCCTGATCCTTGGGTTTTTTCTTATTAAAGAAAGTCAGCGCAGTTGCCCTTGCTTCCTCTAACAATCGTTCAGCTTCTGCAAACTTCTTAATGATTGTATCAGCTCCAATCTTTTTAGATAGCTTCTCAACAGCTTTGTCAGTTGCCTCGGTTTTAAATTGCTTGACCAATAATTCCTGATCGCGGATCATTGGTTCAAACTGTCTTTTTACTTTATCTCGAAAATGATCGAGTTGATATTTAGTCATTGATTTACTCATATTATCCTTTCTGTTATTATGGGAATTTCTAACATACTAATTAAATTAAGTCAAATCTTTATTTATTTTTTTTTCTAGGGGAGGGTGGGCCCCGAGGTAACGAGCACAACTATAGGTTGAATAAAAATTAAATTTATTTAATTATTAATTTGACAAGATATGGGATTTTATGGTAGTAATATCTTAATTAAAAGAAAGGATAATATGACAAAAGAAAACGACAAAATGTTTTTTGTAATCAGAAAAGATAAATGGCCTGCTGGCAATATCAAATATACGATTATGAAAGATAAACCATTTACATTAACTGACGCGACTAGAATGCTTTTAGCTTATGAGCAGATTAATGATGATAAGGATCATACTTATCATTTGAATTCTGTTGATGAGTATTTAGAAGATCCAAAGTCAACTGTCATAAAGTCAGGGGTTTTAAAACTTACTGAAGATATGGAGGTTAATTAAATGAGTAACGAAATAATTTTAAAACTTGAGGAGGGCCTCTACGAGGACTTCCTCGAGGAAATCCAAAACAAAAATTATGGAGGAATAAATAAATTTTTGGGTGAACCTTGGTTTCATAAATCAGATGCTGAAATGGAAGCCGAGGCAGAAAAAAAAGTTCAGGAATTTATGGATCGCAATTCATAAATAAAAGATCAACCCAGGATCACACCGCCTACTGCAGGCCGTCTTTCCTGGGTGCTGATCCCTGGTTGGTGAGATTGTTATGCCTAGGCCGCGCAAGTGTCTTTTTCCACCAACCTGGGATCAGTGGCCGATATAGGTGTCTTAGTATACCCGCAAGGGTTGAGTAGCTATTCACTATGTCACTGGTCATTATCCTAACTTACCGAAACGCGAGCGCAAGCTCGCGAGCCGGGGGGGAGGGTGGGCCCTAGGGTCACAAGCAAGCATTGTCAATAAAAAAATAAAAGTTGACAAAGTAAGTTTAATAATTAGTATGGGATTTTATAAGAAAGGATATTATGAAAATAAAAGATGCAATAAAAATAACAGACTCATTTACAAAAACGTCTAAAATGCCGGGCCTATCTTACAGCCTGCCGGCGTGGGAGTGCAAGACCGGATGGAAACTGGCACAAGTTCCAGGCACGCCTTGTTTTAGTTGTTATGCTAAAAAAGGAAATTACACCAGGTACCCAGCAATCAAGGCTGCACAGTATAGAAGACTCAAAGCAATTGAACACCCGCAATGGGTCGATGCGATGGCCGCTAAAATTAGAAATCAAAAATGGTTTAGATGGCACGATGCCGGAGATGTACAAAGCGCGGAGCATATGGCCAAGATCTTGGAGGTTGTAAGGTTAACACCAAACACGCGCCACTGGTTACCAACCCAGGAGCGCCAATTCCTACCGGATCCGAAAGACGTGCCTGAAAATTTAGTTATAAGATTATCACGTTCAAAAATAGATGGCCCGAGCTCCAGCGCTTGGAGCCACGAGTCCGGCGTTACAACATCAGAGAATAGAACCTGCCCCGCTCCGGATCAGGGCGGCAAGTGTTTAAGCTGCCGCAAGTGCTGGGACAAAAGAGTTCAAACCGTGGTATATGGTAAACACTAAAATGAAATTAAAAGAATTAATAAATAAATTACAAAAACTAGAAAAAACTGAAAGCGGTGAAATATCTTTTAAAATAGCTTCACCTAATTGGGCTGAAGGCGACACGCTTAAAGAATTAAATTTAGTTTTAATTGAAAATGCTGATGATGTATTTACTGAAATAATTTTTGAAAAAGAATAATGCACGTATTCAAACATCCAAAATATTATGACGAGCTGCGCAAGAAGCGCAAAAAATTTCAGAAGGAACAAGCTGACAAGCAAGCGAGCGAGCGAGCAATTCAGGAAACCGTTCCGCATAACGATATTGAAGAAGCGAACAGGCGGGTGGGTGGGCCCACGAGCCGCGAGCAGGTGAGTGATCAAGCGTCAGATGAGGAAGCGAGCAAGCAACGTTGAATGTGGTCCCAATCGTTGATTGCGAGGGAAGGCGTTTCGCGGTGGTCTACAAGCAGACCGGGGATCGCGGAGCTTTCAAACAATTTGGTACACTTAAGGGAAGGGTCGTGTACGAGTATAAAGTTACGTTTTGTACGAGTTATGTGAAATAGTTTTTGATGGGGACTAAAGCTTATTTTGTTGCCATAAACTAGCTTAAGCTCAACAAGGAAAAAACCACAAGAATCATTATATCCCAATAGATCTGGCACACCAAAGGATGCCCAAGACTCTAGTCTTGTCCACTGAATTTTAGGTGTTTTCTTCTTAACTAACTGCCAAAATTTAGACTCTGGTTTCAACGTACACACCTATTTTTTCTTACAGATTTGCGTACTAGATTCGATACATCTGCGTACATAATTTGACTTTTTATACAACTATTTATATACTTTGGCTATGTCTAATTTAATTGATAAAAAGATGGGTAGAAAGCCAGCATTAACGCAAAGGCAGATGAAATTTGCTGAATTGTATGTGTATAATGATGGTGAAATGAATCAGACTCAATGTGCAATAGAAGCAGGTTATAAGAATAGACCTAGACAAAATGCATCTGATCTCAAGAACCCTAAAAAATACCCACTGGTTCATCAGTACATAGAAAAGTTAAGAAAAGAAGTGCGAGAGCAACACGGAACAGACTTTCATCGTCATATGAATATGATGGGTAAGATTAGAAATGTATCTTTAAAAGATAAAGCTTATGCTGCCGCAAGTAATACAGAATACAGAAGAGGCCAGGCTGCTGGTCTATATAAAACAGATGTTGTTCATCATCATATTGACAAAGATTTAAGTAGTATGTCCAAAGAAGAGTTAATGGAATATATGGAAAATAAATATGTTAATAATATGAAAGATGTTACACCAAAAGAAGATGTAATAGAATCAGCAGAAGAATCAAACCCTGATAGTGATTCAGAGTAGCAATAACTCTACTAAATATTTTTCTTGGAAACTTTTTTACTAGTGACCACTTGTTTAAAACTGGTTTGTATTCCATTTGAGTCAGGTCCTTTCCTTGGTGGTAATTGATCCCATTTTACATTAGGCATATTATCTGTCAATGTAGGATTAAAGATTCTGTTAAAGTTTTCTTTGTACAAATCATTGGTAGGTCTTGATCTACCATCATAACTAAATTTTTTATTTTTCATTTATTTTCTCCATACGTACTATACACCCTTTTGGGAATACATTTCTATCACTAAATAATTCATCATTAACTTCATAACTTGCAAAGGTTCTTACATTCTTTTTATCTTTGTTCAGTAAGTATGCGTGAGTTACCATCTCTGAAGGCATAAAGCCCTCTGCTGTATGTAAGTCTGCGTGCCCGCTGTCACCCGTGATATCCAGCCACGTGATCTTATAGAAGTAATATCTCTTCTTCTTGATCACAACAGATTTGTATTTAGATTTTTTAGGATGTCTCATATTAATCTATATACTGTATAGTGAGATTTTTGGGCAAAAAAGTTTTCAAAAATAAAAAAAAGGTCGCGCGCGTCGAGTAGCAGAGTGTGCCAAGTGTGCCACCGTAAATATTTGTCGTGGCACAGCTATAACCCTTGGTATTCCTCACTAATAAGCCAAAAACAGGGGTGTGCCAAGTGTGCCAGAGGTTTTTTCTTATCACAAAAAAAAATAATAGGGGCAAATATTCTACTATACGTGGCACAGCTACCTATCCTTCAGCCCCATTTTCGTCACAAATGAAATACTAGACGCATTTGTGCCATAATTAATGATTTTCTTTACTCCTGGCCCCTGTAATTCAAGATCCGCGTACGGTTTCCACTGCTTACGAATCAGATTTAGTTCTAAAATCAGATTCGACCATTGTTTGGGACTTATGTTTGTCCCGACTATAGTTACCTTTTTCATAATCTATACACAGTTTACCATCTAGATGGTCCATCTCGTGCTGTATGCACCTTGCTTCTAGATCGTAAAATGTTTTCTTCTCCTCCTCTCCTTTTTCGTTTTGATACTTTAGAACGATTCTAATGTGTCTACGCACATCGCCAGTTTTACCTGGAGCTGATAGACAACCCTCATTATCACGTAATGTTTCATCAGATTTCTCTAAAATTTCTGGGTTAATAAATACTTTTTCATTAGTTTGACTACGTGAGCAGTCCATAACAAACATACGCATCTGATACCCTACCTGTATTGCAGCCAAACCTATGCCGTGGTGTTGATACATAGCCTTATACATCCACTTAATGAGTCTTTCGGTCTTCTCATCTAATGGAAAAGGTACATCATTACTCTTTGATCTTAAAAATACGTCAGGATACTTGACCAATTCTATATACATAAGTGCCCCGCAGTCTCCCGTGAGGCACTCAATGGGCCCTTATCCATTATGGATTCTATCATAGTCTAAAAGTTGTAGATTGAAGTTGTGTTGTGGCTCTATCTTTTTTTAAAACCACACGCCAGGCAGCAGAGCTATTCTGCTTACCAATTAATGTACTTTCTTGCAATTCTATTTTACCAATTTCATTAAGACCACCTTGATCGTTTTCCATATAGATAAAACAATCTGATACTGCAGTACCTTTGTTTCCGTTAGTGAACTTGTCTAGTATCTGCTGCAGATCTCTCATTCGAAGACTCATTTATTTTCCTCCCTATTACTTTAATTAATTCATACCACTTACGGCCCCACATCTCTCTCATCTCTCCAGATGTTTTCCAATAAGCGTTTGCTATATTATCCAGTCTTTTCTGATCTTGTTTTATAGTACTCATCTACCCTCCTTAAAAAGTTATGCATACTTTGTTTAAATTCTTCGCCCTCGATAACAAACTGTTGATAGTAATTATCTTTTGTACACATCATCACAACACCTTTTGTAATTTGTGTATTGAATAAGATATTATGAGCCATAGCATATGCTGCTAGCTGAAGCTTATAATCTCCTATCCATTCTGGTCTTTTAGGTTTGTTACTTTGTTTGAAGTCTATGATTGCGTCCTGGCCTTTGTGTATTCCAACTAAATCTGTTTGCCCTGCATATAATCCTGGGTAGTACAATGTGCATTCTGTACCATAATACTCTGTAACATCAGACAATCCATTTTGTATAATTTGTATTGCCATATTGTGAGCTTGCTTACCTACATTGGTTTGATCTACATAGCCCTCTTCTAATACATACTTTTCAAGAATCTTGTGCATCGCCGTTCCACGCACCGCGGCCTCCGATTTAATCTTCTCTGCAGCTTCTTCCCCGATCCGCGCTGCCCAATCCGCTAGTGATTTCTTTTTCTCCTCGGGTTGTGTAGCGTCTAAAATAGTAGTCACCGATGGTAATTTTTCCGTATCAAACACATAATGTCTTTTACCTTCTATCTTTTCTCGTTGAGTCTTTGGGTATCTATAACTATTATTTTTTTTCATATTAATTTTTTTCCATCTTTTAAAGTTAAATCACCCACCATCTTCGGTATAAAAGTACTATCTCCAAAGTGAGAATTCCTAGGTAACATTTGTTCACGCCAATCAGGTTCAGTGACTGTCTTTAAATTCCAAGCCCAATAAGAACCATCATCAAATCTACACACATACCCAGGTATCTTATTTAAAATTTTACCTTGGTTCACTAAAAAATCATACTTCTTTTTTTCAATCAAAGATCCATTGTATCGTTCCGGAGAGTTGTTTCGATTCTTTAATTCTTGTATGTAATTAGTATTTTCTATATCCATCGAACTATACTCTTCGTGTAGTTTACGACACGGATCATCAAAAAAAATTTTCGTGTTTAACTCTTCTATCATTCGTCTTTGTACATCTCTCCAACTCATTCTAAACTCATCATCCTTTTATAATCTTCAAGGTTTACAACCTTCTCTTCCATTATCTTATCATTACAATAATGTTCTATGACTTGTTGTATCTTGGGCAGCTTTGTATGGGACCAGGGCCATATCAAACAACACACTTGAAATGCATCTCTGAATGTACAACGCCATCTATATTGTTTTAAGTATGGAGTACCATCAACCCGTTTACCCTTACGCGGCTTGTCAGTAAGTGTGCCTACCCCTAAAGTTTCGTGTAGCCATACTAATACACTGCGGTCAGTCATTGCAATCTCCATACTTAATCTTAAACTATTGGACCACCTGTACCCAGGTTTACCTTTGTGTTTCTTTTTCTTTTCCGGTCCGCGCTTAAAGTGTATTGAACCTTCACCATCGAATAGTCCAGCAATGTAAGCTCTGTCTGTTTCCGGAATCATTTTTTGTCCTTATATAAAACTTCTTTTTTGTCATTGTAGCCGTCATAATAATAACCAACTACTTCTTTACGATTGTATTTTTTTTTATTTGGTATTTTTTTTGATTTGAATTTTGGTGTTCGCAGTTGTTGGGCTACAGGATTACGTTTCACTGCAGCCTCGCACTGTGAGTCATTGCCTCTAACTCTTCTAACGTAGGCTCTTCCATCGGAAGCTCACCCTCCGATTTACATTTGTCACATTGTACGATCATATCGTACACTTTGTTATAACCATTACCCTTACACTCTGGGCAAATGTATTTGTGATTAGCTACTTTTACTCTTTCCATTTGATTTACCACCTTTATTATCTAAAAAAAATCTAATAAGTCTACCTATCATTTTAGAGCGTGTCCTATTAGTTTTTGTTGCAAGTACACCTAATTGTTCCCAGTCTTCTTTGGGCACAGATAGTGATTTGTATTTAGCTGGATCAGCCATTTGTTTCCTTTCTTGTTTTGATTATTCTCACATATGGGAATTTATCCTAAAATAAATAATTTGCAAGTATTATTTTTTTGAGATAAAAGAAAAGTCTCTTCTCACACCTTTTGTTTGTTCGTCCCTTTCTTGGGACGGACAGACAGTTTAGAACAATTCTAGGTTGTAATTTTACCTTCGTCTTTTACAGGTTCGCAGTGAAATTTAGGGTATAATTGTAACTTATTTATATTCTCTTTAGTGAAATTGCCGTCAGCAAATAAGACTTCATAAGACTCAGATAGTCCTCCCCTAATACAATCGTGATGATTGTTAAATACTTTTGGATAATCTTTGTTGGTGTAACAATCTCCGCTCGCTACAGAGCAGATGAACACCGTTAATAAAAATTTCATTATTTCCCCTGGCCGCGATACTTCTTCCACGAACGTCTACGCGACTTGTTCATTTTTGCTTTA